GCATGATCTTATGGGTAATGGATGGGTAGGTTCGCATTTAGTTTTAAATCATCCAGATAGCGTGTATCATTTTAATCACACAGGAGGGTTCAATGATGAATATCAATTTAATTTATCTGCTCCTGCGCCTATGGAATTTATATTTCATGTATCAGCACAAGCTAGCTTAACCACAATAGAGTGCGGATTTACTTTAATGAATCCAGACGGGGATACTCTGATAAGCGTACAGCCACCATTTATACAACCCTTATTTCCATACTTTTTATTATCTAATTGTGGGAATACATGTGAAGAAAAAGTATATGGATGTTTAGACACTGCAGCAATAAATTATTATGAAGAAGCAAATACAACAGACAGTAGTTGTTATTATAATCCAGGATGTACTAATTCATCATTTTTAGAATATTATACACAAGGCTTTGTGGCTGATTTTAATGATGGTTCTTGTCAAACTGAAGCTATATGGGGTTGTACAGATTCTACAGCTTTTAATTATGACAGTATAGCAAACATAGATAATGGAGGATGTATAGGGGTTATATATGGATGTATGCAGCCATTAGCTTTTAATTACAATCCAAATGCAAATGTAGATGATGGAAGCTGTATACCTTATATTTACGGATGCACAGACCCAATTATGTTTAATTTTGACCCTAACGCTAACACAGATGATGGCTCGTGTATAGCTTATGTTTTCGGATGCACAGACTCAACTATGTTTAACTACAACCCTTTAGCAAACACAGATAACAATTCATGCGTTTCTTTTATTTATGGATGTACAGATCCTAGTATGATGAATTATGATCCTTTAGCTAATACGGAAAACTTTACTTGCATTTCTTATATATACGGCTGCACTGATAGTTCTGCTTTTAATTATGACCCATTAGCAAATACTGATAATGGTTCTTGTGTGTCCATAGTGTTTGGTTGTATGGATCTTAATGCATTTAACTATGACGAAACAGTAAATGTAAATGATAGTATATCTTGTTTATATGATGCTGGATGTATAACAGGTCCAGGAATACCATACTGGTTAAACGACCCTTGTTATGCCTGGGTAATATCTGTAGATGATTATTGTTGCGAAAACGAATGGGATAATATATGTCAATTAACTTATAATTATTGTGATGGATCTTATTATGGTCCAATACCAAAGCGTACAAATAAAAAATTAATAGCAATAACAGATTTATTAGGTAGACCCGTAAATGACGTTAAAAATAAATTTGTTATCTTTATATACGATGATGGAACAACAGAAAAAAAATTAATTAAAAAATGGCACTACTTACATCAATAGACGGAGTACCAGTATATAGCACTGTAGCAGAAGCTTTAGCTTACGCAGCTGCAAATAATTTAGTTGGTTATCACACACATAATGTGCAAGGTCAAATAGGATATATGGGTGGGGCAACTCATACATCAGCCGCTACTCCATCATCAGGTTTTAATCCAAATAATCAAACTAATACTCCTCCTGCAACAAGTTCAAGCGGAACGTCTGGCGCAGGTGGGTCTAGTTATTAAAATAAAATTATGTTAGATAAAATATTTAGTGGCGGTGCCACAGAATTAGTAAAAAGCGTAGGAGGTGTAATAGATAATTTACACACATCAAAAGAAGAAAAATTAGACGCAGAAAGAAAAATTAAAGAAATGATAATGGGTTACGAGGCTGAAATGCAAAAGCAAGTAACTGAAAGATGGAAAGTTGATATGGCATCAGATTCATGGCTATCAAAAAACATAAGGCCATTAGTTCTTATATTTTTATGTGTGTCAACTGTTTTATTAATATTTATAGATGCAGGAGTAATTTCATTTGAAGTTAAAGCGTCTTGGGTAGATTTATTACAGCTAGTGTTAATTACAGTTATAGGTGCATACTTTGGCGGTAGATCACTAGAAAAAGTTAAAAAATGATAGATGATTTTGACAAAGAAGCAGAAGAAATTTTGCATGAATGTATGACAAATTCATACATGATTATAACTAATAAGCTTACATTTGACGATTTATTAGATTATAATGGCTGCGCATTACCGTTTAACCCCAAAAAAAATATAGATAATAAAGTTATTGACAAAATAATTGATTATTTTTGTGAGTTGGAGGAATATGAAAAATGCGGAGAGCTTAAAAAGTTAAAAGATTCTAAAAAATATAAGAAAAATTTCATAAATTTGTAAAAAATAAAAAACAATGCCACAAAATTACACATTAACAACAAGTATGTCCATGACTGCAAGCTCTGCAACTGGTTATTCACAGTCGCAATCTGGAGCATACACATTAAATATTACTGGAGTTGATCAAATAGAAACAGGAAGAAAAGACGTAACACATAACGGTGATGTAACAATTATGGCTGCACCAGGGCACGGTAGATTCGTATATATAAAAAATTTAGATGATACAAATTTTGTAAAAATATATGACGGAGCATCCAGTGCTGCTGATTACATTGGTATATTAAAACCAGGTGAGTTTTTAATGACAGTAATTAGAGGAACAGGCACAACAGTTGCAAGAGCTGATACAGCTACGGTAACAGTAGAGTACGCTGCAGTAGAAATAGATTCAAACGCATAAAAAATAAAATATGGCAACACAAGCATTAACAATAACAATAACAGGAAATGTAACTTTAACGGACGCTACAGGTACTGTTGTATTTTCTTATTCACCTAGTTTTACCACACCATCTACAACAACTGATAGCGCTTTAATATCTACTGGTGAAATATTAACTAATGGTACATCGGACACTACTATTAATTTAGCTAGCCATAATAAAGACCGATTATATGCATTTATTAAAAATGTAGACACAGATTATCCAATTGCTGTCAAGCCAGACGGTGATGTAATAGCTGATTTAAAACCAGGAGAATGCATGGTTTCTCCTTTAAATTTAGATGGCGCGGCAAATGATTCAGCAAACCTAGATATTGCAGCCACTACAGCAGCTCAAAAAGTACAATATTTATTATGTGATGGAGCTGACTTAGGTTTGTCGGATGATGATTAAAATATAAATAATGAAACTTAAAGTATTAAGATTTAGTAGCCAGGAGGATAGTACTTCTGGCTTACTTTTTTTAGAAACCGACTTGGGTTTAGAGTTTCTTTGTTATACATTAGAAGACGAAGCTAGAGCTTTGAAAGTAAGAGGGGAAACTAGGGTGCCTGCTGGTACATATCAAATTAAATTAAGAACTGAAGGAGGATTTCATGGTAGATATACTAAAAGATTTTCGGGCATGCATAAAGGCATGTTACACGTTATTAATGTACCGAATTTTAAATGGATACTTATACATACTGGTAACACTGATGAGCATACTGCTGGGTGCCTTTTGGTTGGCGACTCGCAAGAAAACAACCTTATCATTAAAGATGGGTTCATTGGTAAATCCACTAATGCGTACAAGAGAATATATCCACCTATTGCTAAAGCGCTAGAAAAAGGAGAGGAGGTAACTATACAGTATATTGATTTAGATTCTTTAGTATAAAATGGCTCGTTGGTATGGCTATAACATAGAATCATTTCAACATTTATTTCAACATAATGTAACGATAGAAGGAGCTTTTACGCTTACAGGTATTTTGGCTTATGGAGGTAGTGATGGAAAATATTTAGTTCTTGATGGAGGTGGAAACGTTGCCACTAGAACAGCTGCAAATGTGTTAAGTGACATAGGTATCTCGGATGCTACTTTAACCTCATCAGGTCTTATAGAATTAGCTACAGGGGCAGAAGTTACGTCTGGAACAGACTCACAAAGGGCAGTAACTCCAAGCACATTAACAAACAATTTTGCAGGTAGCACTAATATTGCAAGGCTAGGAACTATAGCTTCAGGAACATGGAATGGTTCTACTATAGCAACAGATTACACGGCAGCTAAAGTAATAGGTGCGGCAGCTGGAGAAGGGATAGATGTTAGTCTTTCGGCAGAAGGAGAACTTTCAATTTCTGGCGAAGATGCCTCAACGTCTAATAAAGGTGTGGCTAGTTTTAGTTCTAATAATTTTACAGTTTCATCTGGGGCTGTAACTATAAGGTCTGGCGGGGTAGATTTAACCGATGAAGTAACTGGTGTTTTACCTGTAGCTAATACCGCTGCTAAAGTAACTTCAATAGTAGCAGGAGAGGGAATAGATGTTTCTGGAGCAACTGGAGATGTAACTGTTTCTGGTGAAGATGCAACAGACTCAAACAAAGGTGTGGCTAGTTTTAGTTCTAGTGATTTTTCGGTAAGCTCAGGCGCGGTTAGTTTAATTGATTTGACTACATCACATATTGCTGCAGGGACTTTAGTAGCAGAAGACGAAGGAATTGCAAGTAATGATAATGACACCACTATACCTACTAGTGCTGCTGTTAAAGATTATGCAGACAGACCGAATAAATTTGTAAACATAGTACATAGTGCTTTTAGAGACGATATAGGCACAACTTTGCATTATATACCTTTACAATCTACGGGAGAAAAAACATCTAACACCAATGAAGAAGTTCCTTTTGTTGCTCCATATAATGGTAAACTACTACAACTGCATTATAGAACAAGTGAAAATACAAGCGGAGCTACAGCAACCTTTTCTTTAGTACAAATACTAAAAACTGAAAACGTATCTACAGCCAGAAACACTACTTTAGACACACAAACTACAACAGGTCCACAAAATACAAATGGTGGCAGTAACAATCTGCGTGTTGTTAGTTTTGATGCTGATGCTGCTTTTAACGCTGGAGATTTATTAGCTATATCAATTCAGCACGATAGCGCTGTTACAAGTTCTACAACTAAATTTTATATAACCACGTTGTGGGAATATGATATAAGTACTTTATAATAAAAAATTTAAATTATGCCATACATAAAAGATAAATATAAAGCTAAAGGAGGCAACATAAGATCTTCATATGTAAATAGAAAAGAAAACCCTTCAATCAAAGAAGCTGCTCCTGTGGGATTATCAAATCAACAAAGAGATCAAATAAATGCAGAAAATTTTAGAACAACTTCTAATGAATCTGCACAAAATCAACTTGTTACTACAGGTTTACAAACAACGACTACTACTACGGCAGAACCATTATCGCATTTAAAAGGTTTTGTAATACAAGAAGCAAATGTAGTGCAACAAATTTTAACATTACAACAAGGTTCTTCTTTAAATAACATAATAATACACAATACATATACGGCTAGTGCTGTTATTAATATATATTGGAGTGCAGGTGATCAATCAAGAGCTAGTTTTACGGTTTCAACTGGAAATGTTACAGATTTTAGAGGTATCTCTTTAGTTACAATTTTTGGAGATTCTTTTATTGCAAATGGCACAATTTCATTAGAGCATTTAGTATCTGCAACCTATAAAAATGTATCTAACCCTATAACGTTTTATGCAGTTTCTTCTATTGCTGGTCCAAGTATAACTCTTAGTATAAACGATGGATAAGCCACAAGGAGATTTTAAAGTTCCAATATGGCTAAGCAATTGGACATTTAGAGACAGTAAAAATAAAAAATACACATTATATAATCAAGTAGTTAAGGGCTACAATAAAGGCGAAATATTTACAAATCCTAAAATTGTTGAAAAACTTGTTAATAAAATTAAAGGAAGGCGTTCAAAACAAAAGCTTGTTCCCTTAAATTTAACATTAATAAGTCAACACGGATATGGTGTTGAAGAAAATTAAACAATTTAACAATGTCTTTAAATGATAAAATAAGAGAATATTTATTGCAAAATCCTAATTTGTTACGGAGCAAATATGCAGATACAGCAAAAAAATTTGGAACTAATTACGAGCAAATAAGAACATTAGCAAGAGCGTTAAGAAAAAAAAATCCAGACACGGAACCTAAAGAAAAAGAGGTTATAAATTTTCAGGAAACTAAATCTAATGCTATACTTACTGCAGAAAACTGCACAAGAGTAAAATCATTAGAAGATTTATTATCTGCGTGTGAGGTAGATTTAGATTTGTGGGACGTAGAAAAATATGACATAGGTACTTATGAAGTAACTGGTTTTGATAATGATCGTAATCCTGTTACTGTAACTATGTATAGAACAAAAGCTTGGTTAAAAAAGATAAGTAAAAATTTAAATATAAAAAAAATTAAACAAGAACTTATAGAAGACTTACGCAACTTGTCTCCAAAAGTTTCTAAAAAAAATAGAAAAAGACCAACCGACAGAAATGATTTACATTTACTTGAAATATCTGCATTTGATTTACATTTAGGTAAAATAGGAATAAAAGGTGATGAATATAGTCTTAAAATAGCCGAGGAACGCCTTTTAAGCGCTATAGAGCACCTTTTGTATAGAGCTAAAGGGTTTTATATAGATAAGATACTTTTTATCGTAGGACAAGATTTGTTAAACTCAGACGGTGATTGGCCAATACCAGCTACAACAAAAGGCACGCCACAGTTTAACAGCGATTATCACATAGACATGTATAGGTCAGCAAGAAAGCTTATGATAAAAACAATTGACATTTTGTCTGAAGTAGCTGATGTACACGTTATGGTTATACCAGGAAATCACGATAGAGAATCTGTTATGCATTTAGGTGATACTTTAGAACTTTATTATGAAAATAATAAAAATGTTAAAGTAGATAATAGTGATTGTTTAATGAAAGCATTACCTTATGGTAATAATCTTATTATATCTGATCATGGTGATGGGCCTAAAACTAATGATTTACCAGGTATTATAGCGCAAAGGTTTAAAAATTTATGGAGCAATACAGTATACGTAGAAGTACACAGAGGACATTATCACACTAATAAAGCTATGAAGTTACAAGCTATAGAAGAGTTAAATGGTGTTACTGTTAGAAATCTATCATCTATGTCTGCTACAGATTATTGGCATGATAGCAAAGGCTTTATAGGTAACATAAAAAAAGCACAAGCATTTATATATAGTAGGCAAAACGGTTTACAAGGTATACTAAACTACAACGTTAGCGTGTAAGTTTTTGTATATGCTTATCTACTTTTTTTACCCATTTCAGTAAATACCTTCTGTATTTTTTCCAGTATCTTATTTGTTCTTGTTTATACATTGTTTTTCCATTTATCCATTTCTTCAAAATATAAATCTCTAAATTTATCAACTTCTTTTTCTAGTGATTTTATCTCTACTTTTGTATATATAAAGACGCATACAGCACCTAATACAAATCCAAAAAATAATGTTATTGCTGTCATATATATAAATTCTAACGCTAAGTTACACATACCAAATTTTGTATATTTTAACACCGTTAGAGGTGGTACATGCGAGTTCTTTTCTTTTTATTATCTTTTCTTTTTTTTGACTCTGATCCATGTAAGCTGGATTTTTGCTGTTTAATTTTTTCTTCTTTGGCATATTTATTCATGTTATCAATTAATAATTTATTGCTGTTTGTTTTTAGTTGTGTATATGTATAAGATATTATTAACACAAGCATAAATATAATAATAAAATAGGCTACGTATTGCATTTTTCTAATTTTTCTAGTTCAAATTCTAAATGTGCTATTGCTTTTTTAATACAATCAACTGGTGATTTATGTTTGCGGTTTGCACGTAAAAGGTAAGTTACTGCAGTCCCGCAGTTGTAAGAAAGATTAAAATCTTCTACAACTTTACGGGCTTCATATTTGTGTATTTTTCCTATATAATAAGAAGGTATTCTTTTGTCTATTGTTGAGTCCGCAACATAACCATTTCTTCCTATTTCATAATAGTGTTCGCTGTGTTTTGTCATTAATCTAATTTAGTTTTAAAGTGATCTATAATTTTATTCATTTGTCTTTTGTAAAACAATTCAAAATCTACATACTCCATTTGTCCTGTATCTCCATTAATAGATTTTGGTTGTGTTTTTTCCCATAGTTTATATAATACACCACGCATTCTTTGACTAGGTGTTTTTTCATTAAATTCATTATTTGCTGTAACTTTTTCTACAGCGTCTATTTGGTCTTGATTTATATGGTTGGTTGATATTAAAACATATCCTGGCTTTTTAATTAAACTAAAAAGATTAACCATCGTTTCGTTAGATAGCTCTGGAGTCCCTATAAAGATACGTAAACTACCATCTGCTAAAGTGCTAACCTTATCAATACCACCCTCAAATACTACTGAATGTTTCATTTTTCTTTTGTTTTGTTTTTTATATTTATTTTTTCTGCATTAGAATCATAAACAATTAAATATATTGGATCTGATTTTTCTACATTATTATTTTTATATATAGCCTTGCAACCATATAAAGCTTTTGATATATTAAAATTTTCTGTTATACTTTTAATTATTTTTTTTGTTTCTAACTCTATATTATTTACTTTATCGCCACATCTTTCTCCAGATATAACATAAAATATTTCAGTTTTATTATTATTTTTTGCAACTTGACAAGCAGATATATAGTCATTATCCTTTTTAATAATTTCAGTTACTTTCTCCATGTTTTTTAAAACGTTAAAATAATGTTTTTTAGTTTCTGCGTCTAATACAGGTAGTATACACATGTCTACTAAATAAACTGCATCTATTTCTAAATCTTTATTATACCTAAACTCATTATGCATATCAGGACTATAATATATGTTGTCAAATTCAAATTCTTTATTATTGTATTTGTATTTAATATTTATCCTACCTTGTAGTTTTTTAGGTTGACATATTAAGTAAACAGATTCTAGTTTATTTTCGTTTAATCTTATGTAGCCTGTTTTATCCTTTGTTACTATAAAGTCAAGCTCCTGACGTATATTGTCAGGAACCAACTTTATTAAGTAATTAACAAACTTATCTGTAAATTTTGGAATCATAATATATCTTCTGTCATTATATGAATAGTTCGTTTTGATTTTTTGTCTAAATAGTCAAAGCCTTGACCTGGCCAATAATTATTTTCTACACAGTATTTGTATATTTCTAAATCTCTATTGTACAGTTCTCTGCCTCTATCAATAAGATCATCACCAAGCTGGACAATACTTATACTATATGGTTTAGTTTTTTCTACTGCTACAATATAATACTCATCTGCTTTTACAGCGTCCATATAAAACGCTGCTTGTTTGTGATAGTTATATCTTTTAATAGCATTAGCAAAACCAAAATATGATGTGTCTTTGGTAGTTTTTAAGTCTACAATAATATTTTTTTCTTTATCAAATACATCTAACATACCCTTGCAATTTACATCATATTCTTCATTATGCCAAACAACTATATGCTCTTTTTCTCCATTAGACAATAGCTGTACAGCATCGCCATCTTGAAATAATTTGTTTGTTATCTCCTGTATAGTATCATGATCTTCTTGTGATAATACAGTTTTGAACATATGTTTGTTAGTAAATGCTTCAAAATCTTGTTTACCTTGTTTAGTTCTTTTGTCAAATTTGGGCATAACAACATAATGTTTGTCGTATTCTTCAGGTTGTAAAACCTGCATATGTAAAGCAGACCCAAACTTCATGGCTGCAGAAGCAGGCTGTGGGTTTTCCAGCATATGTTTAAAATATTCTGGCGATTTACCTGTTAAATTATTCAGCATACTATTTGTTACATGCTCTGTATCAATATAATAGCTGTTGTGATCTAAGTTGTGATTATTAATTAATTTCATTTATTTTATTTTAGAGACATCAAGACCCTACCGAAGCAGGGTCCTAATGAATCAAAACAAAAACCATGTGAACATGGATAAGAAAGCATTACAAAAGTAATAAATATATTCTTTGCTCCCTATTCTTTCTCTTCTTTGTTTTGAACTTTTTCTTTTTCTTTAATTCTTTCCTGTATATCTTTTTCTAATTGATCGTCTATATCTTGCATTCTTTTTAAGATTTTATCTGCTTCTGGTATTTGCATACAGTATTCTTCAAGGCTAGTTCTAAAACTATCAATCTCTTTTTTTGTAAATTTTCCTTTAGATGTATAATCTTTATGTACCCACGTTAATAGCGCCACCTCATGCGATCTTAAGGCTTCTGACATAGACTTTAGGGTTTCGTTTACTTTTTCTTCAACCTTGTATTTTTCACCCATAATTTTAATTTCAATTTTTTTACTTTTTGATTTCATTTAATTCTTCTTTTAGTTGTTTAATTTTTGTTTTAAGTTTATCATTATTATCTATTAGTATATCTACTAATTGTTTATTTCTTTCTAAGTCTGAAAGTATTGGTGAATTGTAATATTCTGCTAAATTTTCTTTATGCTCTATAAGACACTCTTCAGCTGCATCATAATATCTTCTTATGTATGGATATACTTTTATAAAGTCTTCTATAGTTTTTATAGCGTGTAAAACAGTTGCATGATTTTTACCAAAAGCATTTGCAATTTTATGAAGAGTCATCCCTAAAGATTTTCGCAATGTATACATTAATACCATTCTTTTTTCTACTAATTCTCTTTTACGTGATTTACTACAAAGATCTTCTACAGAAATATCTACTTCCTTACCATAATCAAAAAAATAATCTAAAAGTGTTTGATTGTCTGTCATATTACTTCTATTTTTACACCAGCATTATTTTTATCTACAGAATAAATACCAAAGCTAGGTATTATATTTTCACAGTTATCATTTTCCACATAGCCATATTGCTCCATTAAATCTTGTATTGTTTGACAGGGGTTAATGTAATCAAATTTACGTCTTGTGTCTCTAATAAATGTAAATTTTATATTGTAAGGTTTTTGTTTATCTTTTATCAAGTCTAAAAATTTTTGTTTGTTTTTGATCCAATCTGTTTTCGTTTCTTTTATGTAATTTCTAACTGTTTTAGAATGTACTAAATACTTACCTGTCCATTGTTTACTATTTTTGCTAGACGGTACATTCTTTGGTATGAAAATTGCACACATTTGACAAATATAGTAAAAAAAATAAAGAGTTGCACCCATGGTTTTATTACGACAATAATAGGGGAAGTTGGCGCATTTAAGTCTTAAAAAACTAACTAGTAGTTTTACCTGATACCCTAGGGATTTGTTATCTCTTTATTTTATTTTATTTAGAATGGCATGTCATCATCAGCATCTTGCGTCACTGCTTTAGCTGCACCCCATGAAGCATGTTTACTGCTAAATTCAGCCATTTCTTCATTACTTAAGGTTTTGTTCATATCATTATTATATGTACATTTACCTCCAACTTTAGAAGACCATCTGTACTTAACAGCTGTTCTAATTACTGGCTCTTCTGTTTCTTTATTAATACCTATATATTCTTCAGATATAAAGGCAATCATTAAGTCTTGGTGTATAGCATCATTCATTGCCTTACTATCATCACTAAAATCTTTAACCCCTGCATTAATAAGAAAATCTTTAATTTGTTTAGTTTTCCATTCTCTTGTGGATGGTTTATCAGATTCTTTTACAACCCAAAATCTACATCTACCTATCTTACCATTAGTACTTTTTACAGTGTATTGTATAAATGGTGATCCGTTATAATTTTCAAGATTGTCTGATGTTGTTAATCCCGTTATTTTACAGTGATGAGCTCCTGGCTCAATATATTCTACTTTTTCACCTTGTGTTCTAGTAGTAGTTGTTGTTGTATTTAAATTAAAAGGTAATGCCATATTTATAATTTTGCTAATTTTAATATTTTATATAATTTTTCTCTTATTTCTATGTACTGCAATTTATAAGTTTCATTGTTTTGACTTAATCTTGCATTTTCTTTTTTATACTCATATAACTGTTCTTTTAATTCATCAAGTGACGGTTGCAATGGAGTATTAATACTGTTTTTTGGTAATGCAGGTGCATATTCTTGTTTTTTCATTATTTATTGTTTTTAATTTTCCAATTAATATATTTTGTTAGCGTGTCGCCATCAAATATAATTTTATCTTTTTCTGGTGCATAAGGATAGTCTTTACCTTTCCATTGTTTTGTAGTTAAAGTTTGTATTGGTAATCTATATAAAAATCTACCTATACCCCACGATACACATGCACGTTTAAATGCATCTGATACATGACCTTTATCTTTCTCTACATTAGATTCTGATCCTGTGTCTGACTTCCAAACTAACCGATTTCCATTTGTAGAGTCTTCAATAAATATTCCTACTTTACAAAATAATAGTCCATTTTCTTCATAGAATATACTTTGCCAGTTTTCTGGGCCCACTACTTCATCTAATAAGTCTTGGCAATCTCTAGCGTCTATATACGCTACACAGGTAGTTTTTCCATACTTAGTGGACTGTACACGCCACTTATACGGTAGTTCTTTCTTTAGATTGTTTAAATTCATTTATGTTTTCTTTACTTTGTTTTTTTATTTTACTAATAGCTGCAGCTGCAACTACAAATTTTACAAAACGCCTTATCATTACGTTCTTACCTCTTAATAATAGGGTAATACCTATTTCTTTAAATGTAAGAATAAGAACTTCTTTGACAAGTTTTTTGTTAATACCTAGATCGTAAGCAATCTCATTAATTATAGATTTTAACTTAGATTTTTGCTTATCTTTCTTATTCATTATTAAGCAAATATACTATTTTTTTATTTATCATTGAAAATTTGAACAGCTAAATAAAGGGGTACTATAATCATTGCAGCAACAAATAAACTAAACATAACACGCCATGTAAAATATATAATTGCGCCTAAAACAAATGTAACCATAATAGGGTATTGCTTTATTATTTCATACTTCTTCATAATCAAGAAATTTAGTTATTGTACTTTTAAATTTTAAAGTAACCTCACCTACACCAATATTTCTACCTTTTGCAAATATTATATTAGCTGTGCCTTTACTTTCTTTACCGTCATTATTAAATTCTATACCATAATATTCTGGACGATATATTAGCATAACAACATCTGCTGCCTGCTCTATTTCACCTGATTCTCTAAGGTCGGCTAGTGTTGGCTTGCTATTATTACGCATACCTACACCTCTATTCAACTGGCTAAGCGCTATAACAGTTATGTTAAGTTCTTTTGCTAGGTTTTTTAATGTTCTAGCTACTTTACTTACTTCCTGTTCACGACTACCAGCTTTATTTTTAGAACTTACTAATTGTAAATAGTCAATCATGACTAATTTAACTTTTTTTGTTTTAACATATTCTTTAATTCTATGTACAAGATATGATAATGATGTAAGATTACCTTCGTCTATATTTATTGGTAATTTTTCTATATGACCTATAGATTTATGTATTTTTATAAGTTCATCATTACTTAATGTACCGTTAGTTATATATTTATTATTTATTTCTGACTCCATAGAAGCCAGTCTTCTTATTAACTGTAATGCAGACATTTCATATGAAAATATAACAGTAGGCGTATTTGTGTATTTAGCAGCATTGTAAGCCAAAGCTAATGCAAAACTAGTTTTACCCATAGATGAGGCACCGCCCACTATAATTAAATCTGTTTCTTGCCACCCACCTGTAAACTTATCTATATCTTTAAAACCTGATGCTATACCCAATAAACCTTCTGTATTCATTCGTACTTCCACATCTTTTAAAAACACACTAATTTGTTTATTAATATCCCCTAACTGTTCAGGTTGGCCTATTTGAAGTTTTGACATTTCTGTAGTAAGTTTACCTACAATTAGTTCTAATTCTTCATGATTTGTAAGCCTATTATGTACATCGTGTACTATACCAGATAATGTTCTTTTTTGAAATTCTTCTGTTAGCACGCCTATACAGGTAATTGTTTGCATAAAATCAAAAGCTTTTTCTGTCATGTAGGATATTTCTACTGCTACATTTTTGCCTTTAACTAATTTTGATACAGTTAATATGTCTATTGTTCTATTGTTTTCATGTAAATCTACAAGAGAATGAAATACAGATCTGTGTAAATCATCCTCAAATAAATCTACGTGTAATAACTTGAAGTACTTGTTAATTAATTTAGGTTCAACTATTAATTTACCAAGAAGAGTTTGTTCTATATCATAGTTCTTCATTTTGATTTTTGTTTGAACCAACAAATATATAATTATTTACAACACTAACGTCTTTCGTCAGCCATCATTTCCAAATAATTTTCTCTTTGTATAGCTTCATACTCATAATCTTCAATAGCTTCACAGCCTTCACCACAATATGTACATATGCACTCTGATTCATCTACTCTTTTTCCACAGCAATTGCTTACCATGTCATATCCGTAACCATCATCTACTGGATTACTTAGTTTCCATTGATCGTAGTTCATTTTTTTAATTCTTGTTTTATTTTATAGAACACGTAACTTACAACAGGAGTCCCTAGCAATAAATGCAATAAGCTAGGGTGTGGCTCTCCACATAATCCTGTTATATGTTTAAGAAATTCTATCACTTAATTATAATTTCGTTTTTTGTCAACATCCATTGACAATGTGTAGGGCTGTGACCCATTTCTTTCAATAAGTCATCTACCTCTGTATCATCAATTCTTTTATCTATTGTGTAGATATAAGTAATGTCTTTGTAAAAATTTAATACTATTAGTTTCATACCTGTGCTTCTGCTAATGCAAGCATTTCTTTAGGCGAACCATCAAATATAATCTTTTTTGCCCAAACATCATATGCACGTATACAAACTTTACCACCTTCTTCATAAATAGTGTAAGTGTATTCTTCGCCACAATCTTTGTCATCAGGATTATGTATGTATATATTTCCAATACCATCTTTAAAATGTGCAATTAGTTGCGCTGCCAAACATCCCATACCATTCGCAGAACGTTCAGGAGTACCAGAATTGTAACCATTAACAACATTAAAGTCTTGCAAAAACTCAGCAAGCTCTGCACCATGACCACTAAAATAACCATCATACTGACGATACATACAAAGTATGTTTTGTTTTGTTTCATGTACTTCATTATTATTTTCTTCATCTGCTACTGCAGTTTGATGTGATTCTTCTATGTAAGTTAAGCTTCTTGTTCCCATAATTTTAGTGTTTTATTAGTCCTACTTTATTATTTTTATTAAACCATTTTGTAGCATACAAATCTATTTGTGATGCATTAATATAATTATTATCTAGTAACTCTTGATAATTATCAAATATTTTTGTATGTCTATCTATCTTCCTGTTAATCAGGTGTTTTTGTTTACCACTATCAGAAAATATAATATCATAGTTATCTGGTAGCTCTGTGTCTTTAAGCATTTTTACGCAATTAGTGTAACTATAGAACTTAACTGCGTGATGCATTACTGCAAGATCTATCCACTTTTGTAAATACTTAGGGGAATAGTAATCACCAGAGTCGTGTACACGTACGAAGTCTGGTTGTTTTTTTAGAATTTCTTTGGACATAGCCTCTACAAACTGATCTGTAAGTGACAGTTGGTAACGTTTTTCAAAGGCAGGTTGCACATTACTCCATATGTATGCACCTTTCTTTGCGTAACAAAACTTTACACACTCGTCAGCAAAAGGACAAGTTAGCTTACCACTAGCAGATTTGTATGCAGGTATACCAAAGTTGTATACTTTAACACCAAGCTCTTTAGATGTTTTTTTAAGCTTGCTGTTCTGTGTTAGTAAGTTCATGTATTTCCCAATCATAAGTATCAACATCCATTTGTTCTAATTCTTTTTCTGCTATAAGGTCCCATATATCTTTATCTCTAGCTTCAATTTTGTCATCAATAATATCCATATGATTTCTACCATCATCTGGAAATTTTAATGTAATATATGTATTGTATGTTCTACTCATTGTTACTTGATATGTTTTCATAATAATAACTTTTAATTCTTTCTATTATACCTCTACCATTTTGCGTGTGAAACCCATAAGTATGTGTATACAAAGATGGTATTGGCCTGTTTTCAATTAATAAGTGAAATAAATGCCACTCATCAGAATAATCCATATCCTGTTGTGTTTGATTTATAGCTTCTGCTAACGCATAAGAGTCGTGTCTTAACGCTTCTTTTCCATATGTTTTACATATGTATTTTTCTATATCTAATGCCGTCATAGTTCTAATTTTATTTGTTTATGTGATTCTGTATCCCATTCGTAATAGTATAATGTATATGTTTTATCTCTACCAAACTTATCAGGAAACGTTTGCTCTCCAAGTAATGGAGTGTTTTGATCTATAATCATTTTCTTGTTACTGTGTTCAACAAGTATTTTTGTATTATTGTACTTATACGGCAAAGCCACAAGCTGTTTGTCCTTGTGATCTGGACTTAGCTTGTAGCCTGGTATAAGTTTTTTTAGTAGATATGGTTTCATTCCGATGTAATTAATAATACTTCTCCATCTTCTTCGTAACCACTTATCCCTTTATTATATTCTTCTACATCTACAACCCAATAGTTTGTAGGATCAGTAGAATTTTGTTGAAAAGTGTTTACTTGTAAGTCTGGATCGCATTCTTGTAATAATTTAATTAACTCTATTACTTTCATATAATATTCATAAATAACGTTATACTTTCATCTCCGTCATCCCACACTTCTATATTGTTAAAAATAATGTCCAAGTCTGTATCCTCTCCATTAGTTTTATTTCCTAGTAAATGTATATACTTATCTTGATTTTCTACTTGTTGTAGTTCTTTAATTAGTTCTATTACTGTCATAATTTTTTTAATTTTGATTCCAAAACTTTTATATATTTTAATAAAGCTTTGATATAATATGTGTCATCTGTATTTGTTTCTTTTAATCTATATCCATAGAAGTAATCAAACGCATCATCTACTTGTTCTTTAAGTTTTCTAGCCATTTACTTTGCTTTTATAAGTTGTTCTATTCTTTTTAGAGTCAACGTGTACAACGCTTTTAAGCGTCCATAAGTTCGTTTCTTTCTTAACAGTAGCGTAGCATTCCTGTATAAGTTCTTGCCTTTGTTCTTCAATAGATCTTGTAGGATCCACAGTAATACTTTGGCCGTAATTAATCTTAATAGCTTCAAAGTTACCGATGTTAATAGTTTTGCTGACATTAAATGATATTGTATTTGTTTCCATAATTAGTGTTTAATAATTTCTATAATTTCTTCTGTTTCATAATCTACAATAAAAGACTCATTACCTTCTGATGGGTTATATAAAGAGTCTTCTAATTGTCCTGTTTTATCTACCCACACTGTACAGCCTTTGTTTTTCATAGACCATCCGTTTTTATTAGCAACTTTAGTCCAAAAAACTATTGCTTCTTTTACTAGTTTAGAGTAATTTGTTTCCATAGTTATTTTTTAAAGTTTGTATTGTACCATTCTATCATAGAATTAAGTTTGTATTCATATATGTACCTAGTCCATTCATGATATGATTTTATTAAATGTTTACCCACTTTTTTTACTTTCATAGGCTTCATAATTATTTATTTAAAAGTTAGAAAAAAGAAAGGAGGAATTGTAATTACACACAAAGTATAACCGCCATTATTAATTTGTTATGTTTACTAACCTCCTTTCTATATTAAGAGTCAGGAACTCTTTACGCTAACCTACCAAGTATAAATACAAGTAGTTACCCGACCTGACTCTATGTATTAGGAAGAAGTGATAACAGCAAGCTTTATTTATCATTCCAAGATCTTTCGCTCCTTCTTCCTAGCGGGTAGCTAACCCTTTAGTTTTTAAGTTTTTAAAAACATTACCTAAAGTATTTGTTTTAAACTTTGCTTTATGTTTTGTTAAAGCATTTATTACTCTGTAATATTTTTTAATATATTCTCTACGCTTAGCTTTGTAGTGATCTGCACTAGACCATCTTACGCGTTTCATTAGTTCATTGTATGTAGGTAATGTACGCGTAACACCATTAAGATATGTAATGGTCAGCTTTGCTTTATCTACATGTTTAATAATCCAGTCTGCATTAGCTCTTCTAAACATTTTGTGAGCAATATCATATCTAGATATTTCATTGTTAAACAATTTCTTTTTTAATTGTTTGTAATAGTTTGGTGACTTAAAGTCAATGATTTCTTTTTGCATAATAAAAGTATTTTGATTAGTAATTATAAAGTTGAAAAAAAAGAGCCACTAGGACTCTTTGGTTTCTGGCTCTTCAACTGAC